CTACCAGTCTTCGATTTTTATGATATTGCTATTGTCCAGTCGATAACGGGCATTATCTACCGTAAAATAAACATTCCCGGCGTTGTCATTGCTGACAATCAAAAGCGCCTTCTTATCGATGCAGTTTACACTCGACTTTATTTCTGCAAAGCAAAGCGCATCATCATCTTTTGGTTTAAAACCCTGTCCATAATCCCAGAAAGTAATGGAGTAGTGATGTAAGGAAGGTGATAAAGGAATAACTCCTTTACTGGATAATGTTTTTTTATGATCTAACCACCATGTGATTTTATCCATGTCGTCTGAAGGGAAATGTTTAACTATCACGTCAACGTAGTTATTGTCATGATAAACCGCAATCACCTCTACAGGGCGAAGGGAGATGAAGAGGGTATATAACACTACGATAGCAGTAAATATCATCAATACATGGCGAAAGAGTATGGGCTTAACCATCACTGATGACTCCCTGCAATTTCAATCGTTGTTGATATATTGGTCATGAAAGGTTTGAAAGCAAATTTATTGTAATGTTGAAGAACAAACCAAATGCGGAACAGCATAAACTGATTAAACTTTTGCTGTGAAATGTCCGTACTATCCAGACCGAAATGGTCTTGCACATGAAATGAGAGTGTCGCGCGATAACGGTTTTCGGCAATATGCAGTGACAATAGTGAGATTTGCGTTGCCCATGTGTCATGCACCGTAATGCCCATGCCATTAAAATTATCCTGAAAGCGGTCAAACTTTGGCAGTTTACTTTTTTGTATGGCTTTGGTTAACTCCTCAATCTTTTCAACAGGAAATGAGCTCTCCCGCCAGTTTATGCATTCAATGAGCGCACCCTTAATGCGTAGCAGCGAACTGTTAGCTGTCCTGTCATTCAGAAGTTGTTCTTTCAACGCTGCATCAAGTGCTGTATCCGAGAAGGGAGTGCCCTTTCCATACTGCATATGATTAATCATCTTTATGATAAGATGACGATAGGGCCCATAAAGCGAAAACGCGTGTGCGCATTGACGGAATTCGTTGAACAGTATTTCTGCACACTGTTCTACAGAAATTTTGTCACTTATGTCTCGGTTATTGCAGCAAAATATGGATTGGGGTCTGTCGAAAGCGGAACGCCGCGTCAGAGTGTAAGGATCAACCGCGTCGGAAACATAATTAAGCATAAAACTCTTGCGGAGTTGCGCTTCAGATAGCTCGCCGCACCGCATATCGTTAGCACTGTAATCGTCTATCCACTTCTGCGTTCTGAATAAGAGTGTGGGAAGATATAACCTGGACATTATTTTTAACCCGACTCGATTTGAACAAGTAGTTATTCATAATACCCTTTACGAAGTTACAAGCGAAAAGCACCAGCATTAAATTAAGAGATTTGCTCGAGATAATTTCTCAAACAGTACATCTTTAAAATTTATCAAAGGCATCAGGCAATACTATAAATGTTACTTTCGTGAACAATGGTCATACACAAATAAATACTTACTCATGACCTTAGCGAACCAACTGGTAATATACGGTTAACGCTATTTGATAGCGCCCCGGCCATTTCGGTTCCACCTGTTCCGCGGCGTTCTGCGGATGCGGGCGGCATCGGTATTCACGCCATCAAAGTAAAATAAATATGAGTTCTGAACGGTGAGGAGGTGCTGGCGACAGCCGCCTTAACCAGTCATGAAAAATATGTTCTGAGGGCCGTCTCGCCCATTAATCAGAATGCTAGAACGCCTCGGTAAATCGGCCATATGCAATGTGAGTCAGACTTATTGTTGCCACTGACAGAGGGGGGGCGATCTTTCCTGCACCGTCTCAGTATCATCTTCGTAGTGTACGACCATTACATTGACTGATGATCGCGAGGGTCACTGAATGATGAACGTCATTAAGATCATGAAGCCGTTAGCCTAAGCATTGCACGCTAAGCCGAGCTTACATCATTGCTTCAGACAACAAAAAAGCCCGCCAGGCTTGCGCCGTGCGGGCTTTCAGGACTTCGTTGACTGGCTCTGGTGACCATCAACCAAGAATTTTGGTGGAGCTGGCGGGAGTTGAACCCGCGTCCGAAATTCCTACATACCATTTTTACTATAATAAAAACAGTAAGTTACCTTTGAAAACAGAGTGTTAGTGTTATTTGGTATTTGTCCGTTTTATGCGTTTTTAGTGTTCTGTCGCCAAAGTGCCGCCATAAATTAGCGGTTCCAGTTGAGATTGTGAAGTGGGTTTTTGGTCACGGCATCTTCCAGGTGGTCAGGTGCAAAGTGTGCGTAAACCATCGTCATTTTTATATCGGCATGGCCCAGTATATCTCGCAGCACCAGTATGTTTCCGCCGTTCATCATAAAGTGACTGGCGAATGAATGGCGCAGAACATGCGTGCACTGGCCTTCAGGCAAGTCGATGCCAGCTCTTTTCACTGCTCGCTCAAATGCTTTTCTGCATGGCGTGAATAGCTTCCCTCTGTTTTTGGGGAGTTCGTCATACAGATCCTGAGATATCGGCACGGTTCGGTTTTTCTTGCCTTTGGTTTTTGTATAGGTGATTCGGTATTTAGTTAACTGATGGCCTTGCAGGTTTTCGGCTTCACTCCACCGCGCGCCGGTAGCCAGGCATACCTTTGCGATCATCAACAGGCTGGGGCTTTGTGAATCGGCGCAGGCATCAAGCAGGCGTTTAATTTCGTCCGGGGCCAGGAACGCCAGTTCCCCCTCTGCGATCTTAAACGTTGGTAGCCCAGCAAGCGGGTTAGGCGCTGACCAGTGGCCCAGCTTTTTCAGGGTGCCAAAAACGGATGATAAATTACGCTGTTCCAGGTTTACCGTGCGGGGCTTAACTGGAGACATTGGCGCGCCGGCTTCGTTACGCACCTCACCTTTTAATCTTGCTTCACGATATTTGGTAAAATCACCAGGGGTTAATTCAGAGGCGACGGGATCGCCCAGGCCATTGCAGATAATATTCAATTTCGCCATTAGGCGCTTGGGGTCTGCGAGCGTCTGGCCGTAAAGTGAGTGCCACTGCTCAATCAGTTCTGACAAGCGCCGCCGATCTTCCTTTTCACCCAGCCACGGCTTTTTGTTCACTTCATCCATGGTGAAGTTTTCGAATGCTATGGCCTCGCCCTTTGTCGCAAATTGTTTGCGCACGCGTTTACCCTCTCGCCCGTTTGGGTAGCACTCACACAACCATTTTCCGCTGAGCTGCTTTCTAACCGTCATATCTCAAAGGCTCTTAATGACTTTTACTGCGCGACCAATCGTCTCAATATCATCTAATGAACACTCAAAAGATGCTTCTTCCTGGTGAACCACAATCTTATTACCTGGGATGCGAACAATTTTGACGACGCTTTTAATGCCATCCATATCAACCAGCCAATAGCCATTGCTGATTTGTTTAACTGACGTATCAACAACGAAGCAATCAGATTGCGTTTTGATGAATAATGAAGTGGCTGGCTCTCCATCCAGCAAGCTGCTATCCATAAAAATCTCACCTTCTTCCTTAAGCTCACCATTCCTTAGCTCTATTTGCTTTAGGGTTGGCGCCACAATCTTTGACAGGGGGCGGACTGTGACTGGAGATTTGCTTTCGTGACTTTCTTCATGTTCTTCCGCAGTGACCATTTCTCCTTGCCCTGTTGCCAGCCATAGCAATGATGCGCCTGTTTCTAGGGCGCATTGAATAACCCATTCCGCAGGAAAACTGTCTCGCAAGTTCCTGTTTGCCATAGTGCTTTTAGATATTTTCAAATGGTCTGCAAGAGCTTGCTTAGTGGTAAAGCCATACGCTTTAAGCAGCCTCTCAATAGCCTCTCTTCCTCCCGAATTGGGACCAGACTGGATGCTAATCATCATTTACTCCATTGACGACCACATAAAGTGATCGTAGTATTGGCTCGCTCCCCGGCTGGGAATCCCGTAAAGTTAACTAAAACAAGCTAAAACACTCACAAACCAAGAGATACTGCACTATGAGCACTGACATTTCAATTCGAGTACCAAAAGAGATGGCTACGCCTGCTGAGTTCGCTGAATGGGAGGGGATCTCCCGTGGTTCCGTATATCAGAAAATCCATCATGGTCTTTTGGCTAAGTACATGGTTAAGAAGGACAAAAATAAAGGTCGAGTCAGTCTCCGTTACTTAATGTACAAAACCGATCAGGTAAGAGAGTCTCTCGGGCATTCAAACTTTCGCGTAATTGTTGGTCAGTAAGTTCGATTATGAGAACTTTTTGAGGGGCTTTCATGTTTGATTTTCAGATTTCCAAACAGGCTCATTTTGACGAGGCATGCCGCGTTTTTGCTCAGCGACATAACCTTTCAAAGCTGGCAAAGCGCGCCGGTATGAACGTTCAGACCCTGCGTAATAAGTTGAACCCGGAGCAGCCGCATCAGCTTTACCCGGCTGACATCTGGATGCTTACCGATCTGACCGAGGATTCAACACTCGTTGACGGGTTTCTCGCTCAGATGCACTGCCTGCCATGTGTGCCGGTGAATGAAATGGCGAAAGAGAAGATGCAGACCTATGTCATGCGGGCAATGGGCGCGCTGGGCGAACTGGCGAGCGGGGCGACATCCGGAGAGCGTCTTACCGTGGCGCGCAAGCATGGCATGGTTGAGAGCATTAACTCAGGTATTCGCATGCTGTCGCTGACCGCTTTAGCGTTGCAGGCGCGGTTGCAGTCAAACCCGGCCATTGCCAGCGTCGCCGATACCGTAAGCGGCATTGGTGCCGGCTTCGGCATGATTTAGGGGGCCGGGTGAATAACGAACCGTCTTTTGCTTCGCTGCTGGTAAAGCAAAGCCCGTCACCGCATTTCGGTCACGGCTGGATTATGGGACCAAATGGTAAGCGCTGGCACCCAGGCCGCGATCAGTCAGGGTTGTTAAGTGACTTGCAGGCAAAGCCAAAAGCGCATGCGTTTAAGCGTCTGTTGAATATGTTTAAGGGGTCAAAATGAACGGATTAAATACCGCCGCTCAGGAAGCACCGGCAGCAAAGTTATTTAACAAGCCTGATTATCAGCGCGAACAACCTGCGGCCATGACCGGTGAGGAGTGCTTTGCACGCTTCCATCAGAAATTAAAGGCTACGGAAAATCGCGCGCTGCGCAATTTCAATAAGCTGGATGAGAATTTCAAATTCGTAGTAATGACCCTGGCTAATCGCCTGGCGCCTGGCACTTTTCGTGCTGATGAAGTAGGCCAGCCGTTTGAGTATTTCGACGTTGAACGCCGCCGGGTGATTATCCAGGCCATGAACGAGATTACCCGCTGGGGAAGCATTCTGCCCCGCAGATTTTCACAACACGAATGCATCGTAGCTAAATAACTGAAACCTCAATTTGTGGCGTAAACCCGCCGGGCATTCTTTTGCCAAAAATCTGGAGATCCAACCATGAAAAATACCGAAGTCCGTAATACCAAAATAGGCGCAGACGATGCCGGGCTGCTTTCCATGTTGACTGCTGCCCGCCTCGACGAGCGCCGCGGCCGCGCTGATGTAATGGCGGCGCGTTTAGAAAGGCTGGCCCTGTTCATAAAAAAAGGTGAGCTGAACGGCACCGAAGCAGCGGAGCTCCTTTGCGTAGAGGCTCAAATCATTCTTAACGAAGCGCGGGAAATTAACTAATGGCAGACGTAATCGATGGAGTCCAGGAGCGCGAGCAGGCAGAACGTGAGCGCCATATCAATAACGCGCGCAGCCGAGTGGCTGCGCCTTCCCGTTTCACCTGCGAAGACTGTGACGCGCCGATCCCTGAAGCACGCCGCCGTGCTATTGCCGGGGTTCAGTGCTGCGTCGCCTGTCAGGAAATTGCCGAGCTGAAATGCAGGCATTATAACGGGGGCGCTGTATGACAACCGTTCTGAAATGGGCAGGCAATAAAACGGCTATTATGCCCCAGCTTAAAAAACACCTCCCTGCTGGCCCGCGACTGGTTGAGCCTTTTGCGGGTTCCTGCGCTGTGATGATGGCAACAGACTATCCCCATTATCTTGTTGCGGATATCAATGCTGACCTGATTAATCTTTATCAGCGTATTAAAGAAAATGCTGATGAATTAATTGACTGGGCTTACGCGTGGTTCGCTAGCGGAAATAATGAAATCAGTTATTACGCAGCAAGGGATATTTTTAATTACGATGATTCGCTTAGCCTGTTAGAGCGGGCGGCGATATTTCTTTTTCTCAATCGCCATTGTTACCGTGGGCTGTGTCGTTATAACCGTGCCGGGTATTTCAATGTACCCTACGGAAATTACAAGGCGCCGTACTTTCCGGTTGCTGAAATCCACGCCTTTGCTGAAAAGGCCCGACGCGCAACGTTCATCTGTGCCGGTTATGAAGAGACCCTTGCGCAGCTGCTGCCCGGTGATGTGGTTTACTGTGATCCGCCGTATGACGGAACGTTTGCCGGGTATCACACCGCAGGATTTAACGAAGACGACCAGTATCGGCTGGCCTCTGTTCTGGAGTGCCGGTCATCCGAAGGGCATCCGATCATTGTGTCGAACAGCGACACTTTCCTGACGCGTTCTCTGTATCGTAATTTCACTCATGACCGCATTAGCGCTAAGCGCAGCATTGGAGTTGCTGCGGGCGAAGGAAAAAGGGCAGACGAACTTATTGCCGTACTGAAGCCGAAAGTTTGGATTGGCATCGATCCAGCTGGCGGCCCTGATTGCTCTGTCGTGCATGAGGTGCGCGCGTGAGTCATCACGAAGTTAAAAAGCACGGCGGTGCAGATGATTCCGCCGTTGCTTTTGCCTGGAATATACCTAAAAAGGCGATTAACCCCTACGTGGACCCGGCGGAATTAACGCCGGTTTCTGCGCTTTCAAACCTGATTACTCTCTATGCCGCGGACAATGAGCAAGAACAACTACGCCGTGAAGCCTTGAGTAATGAGGCCTGGGAACGCTATTTCTACAATGAATCCCGTGATCCTGTTCAGCGAGAAATGGAGCAGGACCAGCTGATCAGCCGCGTCAAAATGGCCCGAGAACAGCAGCGATACAACCCCAATCTGCTCATCGTTGCTGACGTGAGCGCCCAGCCAGCGCATATCAGTAAGCCGCTGCTTGAACGGATTAAATATTTCGAAGGACTGGGCAAGCCGAAGGCATATTCCCGCTATCTGCGTGAAACAATCAGGCCGTGCCTTGAACGCCTTGAGCGCGTGCGTACCAGCCAGATTTCTGCTTCATTCCGTTTCATGGCGAGCCATGACGGGCTGGAGGGCTTATTGGTCTTGCCTGAAATGAACCAGGAGCAGATCAAGCGGTTATCTACCCTGGTGGCGGCACACATGAGCATGTGTCTGGATGCTGCCTGCGGTGAGCTGTTTACGGATGAAGACGTTACGCCGGAAGAGATCCGCCGGTCATGGGAAAGGGTGGCCGCTGAGGCCATGCGCCTTGATGTTATCCCGCCTGCTTTCGAGCAGCTGCGCCGTAAAAAGCACCGCCGCAATCCAGTCCCTTACGAGCTTATTCCGGGCTCGCTTGCCCGTATGCTTTGCGCGGACTGGTGGTATCGTAAGCTGTGGCAGATGCGGTGTGAATGGCGGGAAGAACAGCTGCGCGCTGTCTGCCTGGTTAACAAAAAAGCGTCCCCGTATGTCAGCTATGAAGCCGTGATCCACAAACGTGAACAGCGCCGCAAATCACTGGAGTTTTTCCGCTCGCATGAGCTGGTTAACGCCGAAGGTGACACGTTGGATATGGAGGAAGTGGTAAACGCCAGCAGCAGTAATCCGGCGCACCGGCGCAACGAAATGATGGCCTGCGTGAAGGGGCTGGAGCTGATCGCAGAAATGCGCGGTGAATGCGCCGTGTTCTATACCATTACCTGCCCGTCACGCTTTCACGCGACGCTCAATAACGGTAGGCCAAACCCGAAATGGACCAGTGCAACGGTCCGCCAGAGCAGCGATTACCTGGTAAATATGTTCGCCGCCTTCCGTAAGGCGATGCACAAGGCCGGGCTGCGCTGGTATGGCGTCCGCGTTGCTGAACCACATCATGACGGCACCGTGCACTGGCACCTGCTGTGCTTCATGCGTAAGAAAGATCGCAAGTCCATCACCGCGCTGCTGCGTAAATTCGCCATTCGAGAGGACCGGGAGGAGCTGGGCGCCAATACCGGCCCTCGTTTCAAGTCTGAGCTGATCAACCCGCGCAAGGGTACGCCGACAAGCTATATCGCCAAATACATCAGTAAAAACATCGACGGACGCGGGCTGGCGCAGGAAATCAGTAAAGAAACGGGCAGATCACTGCGCGATAACGCTGAGAACGTAAATGCCTGGGCTTCGCTGCACCGTGTTCAGCAATTCCGCTTCTTTGGTATTCCTGGCCGCCAGGCGTACCGTGAGCTGCGCTTACTGGCCGGTCAGGCTGTCAGAGCGCAGGGTGACAAGAAGGCAGGCGCGCCGGTACTGGAAAATCCGCGTCTCGATGCTGTACTGGCAGCAGCTGATGCTGGCTGTTTTGCTACCTACATCATGAAGCAGGGTGGTGTGCTGGTTCCACGTAAACATCACCTTGTCAGAACGGCGTATGAGCTGAACGACGAGCCGAGTACCTACGGCGATCATGGTGTTCGTATTTATGGCATCTGGTCCCCAATCATTGAGGGACGGATCTGCACCCATGCAGTGAAGTGGAAAATGGTACGTAAAGCCGTTGACCTTCAGGAGGCGACAGCCGACCAGGGCGCTCGCGCCCCTTGGACTCGTGGCAATAACTGTCCCCCTGTTGAAAATTTGAACCAAACAGGGGGTGAAGTAACTGATGTTACGTCCATGGATAAAAAGGCGCTGCAGGACTACCTGCACGGCATGGGCAAGAAGGAACGGCGGGAGCTTGTCGCCCGGCTCAGGCTGGTAAAACCGAAACGGAAAAAGGCTTACAGGCAGGAGATTTCTGAGCAGCAGCGCCTACAACTGGAGTATGAGCTGCAGTCCAGAGGGTTCGATGGCAGTCAGTACGAAGCAAATTTACTTTTACGCGGCGGCAGCATTCCGTCAGGAGGCGGGCTCCGCATCTTTTACCAGAACGGTAGGCTGCGTGAGGATGACAAATGGGGGCGGTATTACTAACAAACCAAAATAATTCCTATTTTGACTTATATCGGTGCTTTCCTATTGCAGTCCAAAAAAGCGTTTTACATTTAGAAACAGGTACTATACTGTATATATAAACAGTGGATATGCATACAGTATTATTGTGTAAGTGGTCGTAATAGGAGGGAAAATGCAGGATTATCTTTTGGAGTCATTAAAACTTCAGCGCATAGATTTTTTCTTAAAATTGGTAGCGGCAAGCGATTGCAGCGAGGAAGAAAAGCGGCTGGCTATCCAGTGGGTTTCTGAGCTGACTGATGAGCTGATGGCGAAAATTCGTAACCATGAATACAGCCGCACAATGGACGCTACTAGCTAGGGGAAAATCTATGCGCATTGAAATAATGATCGATAAAGAGCAGAAAATTAGCCAGGCGCTGTTAGAAGCACTTGAATCCGAACTTTACCGAAACTTGCGCCCCTTTTACCCAAAAACAGCTATCCGAATCCGCAAGGGTAGCGTCAATGGTATTGAGCTTAGCGGGGTAAGACTGGCTGAAGATAAAGAGCGAGTAATGGAAATTCTGCAGCAGGTATGGGAAGACGACACTTGGTTGCATTGAGGTAACGTCAGAGGCGGTAAATGCGAATTTGCCGCCTTTGTCGTTTTAACAACGAGCCATGCGAGGCGTTAGTTATGGGCGTAAAAGACAGCAATTATCAGATAGTTTACCGGGGAGAACGGCTGGAGCATTTCTTTTCTGGCGGCTGGGTTTTCTTCCAGCGGTTAAAGGAGTACGGGGGAGGCTACTGGCTGGGCCAGACATTTGAGGATGGTTTTGTGTTTGGGATTGAGCGCCCGGTGTCACTGAACGAGGGGTTGCGCTACCTGTTAGTTGTTAATTCAGTCGCTAATCAGCCTGATTTTGATGATGATTTTAAGTTGACCTAAGCAAATTACTCACCTTTCCCGTGTCCCTTTCAGCCAGGTAATAAAACCTTTCTTTCTGCGCCTGATGTCATGCATGCATCAGGCGCATTTGTTTGCATGCAGCGATCAGCGATTCTAACGACGTGCTAAGCCAGTGCTGGCGCTGGCTGAGCCGGTGGATGCACCTGCATTAAAAGCGACCCATGAAGCGGGCAGGCGTGGCGGGGATAGCATTGCGCGCAGAGCGCAGTCTTGAACCAAACCAAGTAAAACTGCGGCGCATCTCAAAAAAATTGACTTTGAAGACTATTCTTATTGCCACCCTTCCAATATCATCAAAACATCTAATGATTGCGGGGGTACCTCATGGAAGACAAATCTAAGCTTCTCAATATAACAAAAAAAACAAGAAGAACTCATATCAGTCGATTAAAGAAACTTGTTTCCAATTCATTGAATAGTGCTTCATGGGAAATTGTAGAGCATAATCGCAGAAAACTGCGACTCGGACTTTCTTTAAAGGAAAAATACAACCCAAGAGTTAAGCTTAAGGTTAGCAACAAAAGGGTTATATTCTTTGCGCCAGAAAAGATTGATTACTATCAAGGGAAGAACTATGAATTAACCAATAAGTTCTTAGGCGAAATACACGACTGCATTAAAAAAGGTCGCCGTATATTTATAGACTTCAGAAATACAAAAAAAATAAGCGCCGCAGCAATGCTTTCGTTTTTAGCAGAAGTTGATGTATTAATTAAAAAACACAAGCATGGATATCGCTGCATAAACTTCTCTCACCCTTACAACGAAAAAATAGAAAGTATATTAATCCAAGTTGGTTTTTATGAATTGCTTAGAAAGCAGAAGAGAACCACAAAGGAATTCGAGGATGTTACATTCTGGAAATACACATCAGGCTCTTGTTCAGAACCTATTTTAGCCAAAGAAATGATGGGTGAGATTAAAAAAGAACTCGCACAACGTGCTTCAAAAAAGCTTTATCGGGGTTTTACCGAAGCAATGTCTAATTCAGTAGAGCATGCATACATAGATGATAAAGAACACACTGAAACAGACGATACAGCTAAATGGTGGACCTTTGCGGGTATTCGGGACAAGCAGCTTATCGTAGTCATATGTGATAAAGGTGTTGGCATTCCTAAGACACTTCCGAAAACGCAGGGTGTAAGTTCCCTTAGAGCTCTTATAGCAAATCTAGGATATTCGCTTGACAATGTGAAAGATTCGATCTTCATCAAGGCCTCTACTGAAGTTCAGAAAACCAGAACTGGGGAGCGTTATCGCGGTAAGGGGCTGAAAGATATAAAATCGGTCATAGATTCAATTGGGACCGGTTACATGAGCATTTTCTCAAATAGAGGGCGGTATATTTATAAAGGCCACAGTGGTAACATAAATGAGGTAACGTTTGACCAAAAATCCTCTGTAAGAGGTACTATAATCGAATGGTCAATACCTTGTGATGTGGAGTCTTCAAAGGATGAAAATGATAAAAGTAGCTGATAGATACCCATGCCCCGGACCAAGGTACAAAAAGTTAGGATCCGCTTCTGGAGAGGACTTCCGTGATTGGATAGAGCAAGAGCTCGCGGCGAGTACAGGTCTCATCATCGATCTTGATGGCACTGAAGGTTATGGCTCGTCTTTTCTTGAGGAAAGTTTCGGCGGACTAATCAGAAAAGGCTATGACATTGATGTTATTAGAGGCATTGAGCTAAAATCAGAAGAAGAGCCTGAACTTATAGATGAAATTAAAGAGTACATTGAGGATGCAATAAAAGATTCTCATGGATAACATTAACTCTTTAAAAGAAACTTGTACTTGGTCAACTGACCTAATATGCAAGCTCGGGTCTCTTTTAGGAGACGAAAATCAATGGATTACATGGGCTTTGGTAATCATAGGGTGGGTTGCTGGATGTGGAATGACTTACTATCAACTTAATAAAGATGATAGTGACTCAGCAAAAGAACGTCATAATGAATGGATTGGCGAGTTTAGAGAGAAACTTGAGCTGCTTGAGGATTTTGCTTTGGAGTTTTGGGCGGAGCATTCTACTAAAGAGCCTACTCTTGCCATGTCAAAAATACAACGTGAAATTAAAAGCCTCACAACCAGCGCGCGCGAGATAGCGGCTTGCGGCGGAGTAAAATATCAACCCAAACTATTTAAAGATCTGAGGCAAGCAATGACAAGTGATACGGATATTACAAAAAGGCCTTTGCTTCCTGACTCTTATCAGGTTCGTAGAATAAGAGAGACATGCTCATCATTGAGACAATGTTATTCACGTAAAAATTAGTTAAGGGACGGCTTGGCCGTCCTTTTTTTATAAAACATATTCATGAAACCTTATCACTTCAATACCTATCCATTCATTTAATTCCTTAATTCTTTGCTGTAATGGTGTTAGCTCGTTTCTTACAAAAACTTGTGAGGCTTTCACGGCATCACCGAAACCACCGGAGTTGTCTGGAATTATCCCCATCATCTGTGGCGGAACGCGATGTGAACTGAGCAGGTCATCGCGACTGGCTTTCTTGATGTTAAAAAAGTCGTCCTTGGTCGCCACCTCGCTCAGCGGCACAATTTTAATCCCGTCAGGCTTCCCGTTCGGCGCATAGAAAAACAGGTTCTTAAAGTTGCCGAGCCCTTTAGAGCTGCGCATTGCTTCACGCAGTGATTCAACGTCGGCACTACTTTGCGCCGCATCGGTCACGTACATAATGTACCCGGCGTGGGCGCCGTTCTGGTAATACTTGCGGCGGAAAAGGGTAGCCGCCTCATTAAGCCAGGCGGAATTAAGTGCGCTCAGGTATTCCGGCAAACCGTAAATCTCCTGGTTGATGTCCGGCTCCAGCAGGTGGAATACCGAGCCAGGTGCGAAAGGCAGGGGCTGATCGAACGACGGCACCCACCAGTAAACGTCCGGGTCAACGCCGCGGCGGGTGTATTTTGCCGGCGATGCTTCGAGCTTCATCACGCGCCCGGTGGCGCTGAAACGCTGCTCAAGAAAAGCGTTACCAAACACCAGGAAATCCAGCACAAAGCGGCTGAACTCCTGCTGCGTTAACAAAGGGTGCGGGATAAAAGTCGATGCCAGGATATTACGCTTCACGTAAATCGGTGAGCTGTGATGCACCGCCGCGCGCAGGCTTTTGGCCAGGCCGGTAAAGCTGACAGGCGGCTCGTACCAGCGCCCATTACTGATGCACTCTACGTAATCAAGAATATCGCGGCGATCGAGTACCGCCGACGGCTCGCCGAAAGTAAACGCCTGCATGTTCTGGCCGTCTGCCGTCATCTTCTGCGCGTTCTTTTTCTGCGTGCTCTTTTGCTGGGCGCGCTGATGCCTGTTTCGCTTACTCATTTAGTTAAACTCCAGAATAGAAGATGATGACTGGCCGCTACCGGCTGTCAGTGGTTCATTGAGCAGCGCATGCATAATCGCCCAGGCCACGTCTGCGTGGCTGGCCTCCTCGCTGCGGCTGGCCTCATAGGTCGAGCTGCGCCCGCTGCCGGTCATGGTTTTACGGATAGCCATAAATGACTGCGTGATGTCGGTTGCGCCGACGTCGTATTCCAGACAGCCGCGGTTAATGGTGTCTTTTGCCTTGAGCACCATCGCGGTCTTAACTTCCGGGCTGTAGCGGATTTCTCGCGCCGCGGGCCAGAACGCGCGCACAAGCTGAAACACGCCCTGGCCGATGCCGGTCGCGTCGATGCCGATATACTCGACGTGATATTTCTCGGTGAGCTTGCGGATAGATTCGGCCTGCGTGGCAAAGTCCATGCCCTTCCACTGGTGGCGCTCCAGCACACGGAATTTCCCGCCGGAAACCAGCGGGGGCGCCAGTACCGCGCACCCGGCGCTGTCGCCGGTGTGTGCCGGGTCGTAACCAATCCAGACCGGGCGATACCCGAAAGGCCGATCGGCAAACGGGGCGACGTCGTGCCACTCCTCCAGGCTGTCAACCATGCAGCGCTGCAGCTCCTCGAACGGAAACACGGACGCTTTATCATCAACGAATTCGCACATAAACAGGTTGCGAAAATCCTCCGCGCTGTTCTCCCGGCGCAGGGCGTCCAGGTCGAACAGGCTGCATCCGCCGGCGAGCGCGTCCTCGATGGTAACGATCTGTCGCCACTGACCATCCGCGCACGCCACGCCACCGGCAAGCGCGGTATGGCTGATGTCAATATCAACACGCTCACTGGCTCTGGTTCGCCCCTTGTTAAACAGCTCACCAGACCAGAACGGGTAGGCACCATGGCCGAGTGTCGAAGGGGTCGAAAAGTAAGTCGAGCGCAGGTGTTTTTGTGACGCCATGCCCGAGGCCACTTTGCGCAGCCGCTGAAAGTTCGGAATCCAGAAAATCTCATCGACGTACAGGTCGCCGTTATGGCTCTGCGCGGTGTTGGAGTTGGTGCCGAGGAAAATGAGCTTTGCGCCGTTGTTGCCGATGACGATCGGGTCGCCGGTCAGCTCCACGTCAACATGACGGGCAAACTGGATGATGTATTCCCGGAATACATACGCCTGCGTTTTACTGGCCGACAGGAAAATCTGGTTATGGCCGGTCTTGAGCGCACGCAGCAGCGCCTCGCGGGAGAAATAAAACGTCGCGCCAATCTGGCGTGATTTCAGAATGTCGCGGATACGGTGCGACAGCCCGGCGCGGTACCAGTTGAGCTGATACTCGAATGACTCCTCGAAAAATATTTCTTCCAGCTTCGCGATAGCTTCCTCGCTGAAAAAATTCTTAGTCGGCTTCTTCCGGTCGCCTTTGTTGCGGTTGGCGACGTTCGGATTTAAATCCGCCTCGCTGCCGGTCTGGCCGTAGCGGTTGATGCGCGCAAAGCGCTCCATCTGGCGCGAAAGGAAGTCAGCGACTTTGAAGTCGTGCGCCGTCAGGTCGGGCTTTGCATAAAGCTGAATCAGCCGCGCCTCCAGGCTGCTCTCAACCCGGTTAATCGGTGCCACATCATCCCACGCGTCGCGTTGCTTCCAGCTCTGCACGGTCGGGCGTTTGGTTTTCAGCATTTCCGCGATTTGCGGCACGGAAAAACCCTGCCAGTAAAGCAGCGCCGCCTGCCGTCGCGGATCCTGTAATAGCGTTGTGTCGGTGGTGATGGTCATTGAATGCCTCGCCGTAATGAAGTCAGGGCAAGACTACTCAGGCGGGCTTTTCTGTTCGCTAAAGTGCTGTTGTATCAGGGGTAAGCCATCCGGGTTAGATGGCGGTTGAGGGGGCGTGTCGGGAAACTACGCCTGACCAAAAACCGTGAATCTTTCACTCACAATCAGGACTCCTGACGATGGCAAAAAAAGTTTCAAAATTCTTCCGCATCGGCGTCGAGGGTGACACCTGCGACGGGCGCGTTATCAGCGCTACCGATATTCAGGAAATGGCGGCGTCGTTTGACCCTCGCGTCTACGGTTGCCGCATTAACCTTGAACACCTGCGCGGCATCCTCCCGGACGGCGTTTTTAATCGTTACGGCGATGTGGTCGAGCTGAAGGCCGAAAAGATTGACGACGATTCGGCGCTCAACGGCAAGTGGGCGCTGTTCGGTAAAATCGCGCCCCTCGACAACCTGGTTGAAATCGTCAGCAAGGGCCAGAAGGTTTACACCTCAATGGAGATCCAACCCAACTTTGCCAATACCGGCAAATGCTACCTGGTTGGCCTGGCTGTTACTGATGACCCGGCAAGCCTCGGTACTGAGTACCTGGAGTTTTGCGGCAAGGCGAAGCACAACCCCCTCAACCGCTTCAAAACCGATCCGGGCAACATCATTTCCGTGGCAACCCTGGCCAGTCTGGAATTTGAAGATGAACCCGCCCCGATGTTCACCGCCCTTACCGACAAAGTGAAAGCCATTTTCAGCCGTAAACAGGCCAGCGATGACGCACGCCTGAACGACGTGCACGAAGCGGTGACCACTATCGGTGAGCATGTGCAGGAAAAACTCAGCGCAACCGAGCTGCGCCTCGCCGCGCTGGAAGGGCATTTTTCCACGCTGGAGCAGGACATCACCGGCAAGGTTGAGCAGACCAGCCTGGACTTTAACGCGCTGAAAACTGCGCTTGATCACACCGAAAGCGTCACGCAGCCGCGCCGTTCCCTTTCCACCGGCGGCGGTGGCGATGCGGCGCTGACTAACTGCTGAGTGCAGTTATCACCTAGTGAAATAAACCCGATTACCCTCTGATTCAGGAAATAAGAATGCGTAAAGAAACCCGCTTCAAATTTAATGCTTACCTGTCCCGCGTTGCTGAGCTGTCTGGCATCGAAGTCGGCGACGTTTCCAAAAAATTCTCGGTTGATCCGTCTGTCACGCAGACCCTGATGGATACCGTGCAGGATACCTCCGAGTTTCTGACGCGCATCAACATCGTGCCGGTAGATGAACTCAAAGGGGAAAAAGTCGGTGTGGGCGTGACGGGCTCTATCGCCAGCACCACCGACACCGCCGGTGGTAAGGAGCGCCAGACGGAGGACTTTTCGAAGCTGGAATCGAACAAGTATGAGTGCGATCAGATTAACTTCGATTTCCATATTCGTTACAAAACGCTCGACCTGTGGGCGCGCTTTCAGGATTTCCAGCTGCGTATCCGCAACGCCATCATCAAGCGTCAGGCGCTGGACTTCATCGCGGCGGGCTTCAACGGGGTTGAGCGTGCGGCAACATCTAACCGCGTAGCAAACCCGATGCTGCAGGATGTCGCGGTCGGCTGGCTGCAGAAGTACCGCAACGAGGCGCCAAAGCGCGTGATGAGCAACGTTACCGACGAAGAGGGCAACGTGATTTCCGCTGTTATCCGCGTGGGTAAAGGCGGGGATTATGCCAACCTCGACGCGCTGGTGATGGATGCGACCAACAACCTGATTGAGCCGTGGTATCAGGAAGATCCGGAGCTTGTGGTTATCGTGGGCCGCCAGCTGCTGGCTGATAAGTATTTCCCGCTGGTCAACAAGGAGCAGGACAACACCGAAATGCTGGCAGCCGACGTGATTATCAGTCAGAAGCGTATCGGCAACCTCCCGGCGGTGCGCGTGCCGTTCTTCCCGGCTGACGCGATTTTCGTCACCCGCCTGGAAAACCTGTCTATTTACTTCATGGATGACAGCCACCGCCGCTCTGTCGAGGAGAACGCGAAGCGTGACCGCGTGGAAAACTACGAGTCGATGAACATCGATTATGTGGTTGAGGACTACGCCGCCGGCTGCCTGATTGAAAACATCAAGTCGGGCGACTTCTCCGCGCCGGCGCAGACCGCAGCAGCGCCGGAAGTACAGGAAGTAGCGAAAGAGGAAGCGTAACTCATGACGAGCCCCGCACAGCGACACCTGATGCGGGTCTCGGCCATCACAACCGCGCAGCAGGTCGATAACCCGCTGCGCCATGCAACTGGCTATGAGCAGATGCTGGTTAAGCTGGCCGCAGACCAACGCACCTTAAAAAATATCATTTCGAAAGAAACCAAAGCCGAGAAAAAGCGCGAATTACTGCCGTTTTATGCGCCGTGGATTGCCGGCGTGCTTGAGCACGGAAAGGGCCGGCAGGACGACATTCTGATGACGGTGATGCTCTGGCGCCTTGATGCCGGGGATATTGCCGGCGCGCTCGATATTGCCCGCTACGCCTTCAAATACGGCATGACAATGCCGGGCAGGCACAAGCGCACGCCGCCCTATATGTTCACCGAGGAGGTTGCGCTTGCCGCCACGCGGGCTGTTACCGCGGGTGAGCAGGTCGATATTCACCAGCTGCTCGACACGCTGACGCTGACCGCGGGTGCGGACATGCCCGATCAGGTGCGCGCCAAACTGCACAAGGTCATTGGTCAGGTGCTGCGCGATCGTAATGCACATGCCGATGCGCTCGCCCACTTCCAGCGCGCTATGCAGCTCGACTGCCAGGCGGGCGTGAAAAAGGATATCGAGCAACTTGCGCGCGTGCTGCGCCCGAAACCAGCCACACCGGAAAAGCCGCCTGCAGCCACGCGAGCACGTAAAGCAAAAACCACAACCAAAAAAGCGACAACCGGACGACGCGGGCGCCCGCCGAAGGTTATCGCCAGTTAACAGAATGCGCCCCGCGCCGGGCGGCACGCCGGTTGATGGCGGCTTTATGCCTGACCTGATACCGGCGTCCACCGCCCACCCTTTTTGAGGTAGTCATGACGACGCTGATTATTAATAACAACACGCAGCACGCCGCCGGGTCGGTGGTTATCCCGCAGCAGCCAGACCATGAAGCGGTGATAGCAAATACCTTCTTTTTCCCCGACATCGATCCGAAGCGCGTGCGCGAGCTGATGCGCCTTGAGCAGACGGTCGCCCCTGCGCGGCTGCGTGACGCCATTCTCGCGGGCATGGCCGAGACAAACGCCGAGCTGTATCTCTACCGCGAGACGCAGGTCGCCGCCGGGTATAAAACCCTGGCCGATGTACCGTCTGACACTCTCGATGGTGAGAGCACCCGCGTTTATCACTACAGACGCGCCGTGTGTGCCATGACGGCCGCCACGCTGTATGAGCGTTATCGCGGGGTTGATGCCAGTGCGAAAGGGGATAAGAAAGCCGAGAGCATCGATACCACCATCGATGAAATGTGGCGGGATATGCGCTGGTCAGTGGCGCGCATCCAGGACAAACCGCGCTGCATTGTGGGCCAAATCTGATGAAAGCGATCGCACTGCAGGGCGACACCCTCGACGTGATTTGCGTGCGGCACTACGGGCGCACGCTGGGCGTTGTTGAGACGGTGCTCGCGGCTAATCCGGGTCTGGCTGAGCTCGGGCCGGTGCTGCCTCATGGCGTCACCGTCGAGCTGCCGGACGTACAGACATCACCCGTTCAGGAGACCGTAAACCTGTGGGAATGAATATCGAGAAAATCACCTCAATTATCGCGTACTGGCTGAGCGTCGTGCTGGCGATGTTCGGCGCGGCCACCCCGCAGGATTTCGCCGCCTGGTTCGGTGTGCTCGGGGTCTGCATCACGGTGGCCGTTAACTGGTATTACCGCCGCAAGGGGTTTGCGCTGCTTGAAATGCAGGCCAGGCTGAGCGGCATCACCGGGGAGGACGTCAACAATGCCATTCGTTAAACGCTGCAGCGTGGCCGTGGTGCTGGCGCTGGCGGCACTGGTGCCGGATTACCGCCTGTTAAAAACCTCCCCGGCGGGGCTTGCCCTGATATCTGATCTGGAAGGGTGCCGGCTGCGCCCTTACCAGTGCAGTGCCGGGGTCTGGACGTCGGGGATCGGTCACACCGCCGGGGTGACGCCAAAAGGCGATATCACAGAACGCACTGCCGCCGAAAACCTCGTCAGTGACGTGCTGAACACCGAGCGACGCCTCGCCGCCTGCGCGCCAGTAGAAATGCCGCAGCCGGTTTACGACGCTGTGGTCAGCTTCGCCTTTAACGTTGGCACCGGGGCGGCATGTCGCTCGACGCTGGTCGCGTTTGCGAAGCGTGGCGAATGGGCTCGGGCATGTGATCAGCTCACGCGCTGGGTCTATGTCAACGGCGTGAAAAACAAGGGGCTGGAAAACCGCCGCGTGCGGGAGCGTGCTTACTGCCTTAAGGGGGCGAAATGAAAACGTTAATTGCGCTGCTTGCTCTGGCGCTGCTCGGGCTCTTGTGGCTGCGTCATGAAAACGGGGTGCTGTCACGCTCCTTTGAGAAAGCGAATCGCGTTGCCGGTGAGCAGAAGCGCACCATCGCAATGCTGGAAAATCAGCGAGTCGTTGCGCAGCGGCTTGCTGGCGAAAATGAACGGGCGCAGGTATCACTGCGCGAAAAACTGAACGCTGCCGGCGAACGCGCTACGCGCCGCGAGCAGACCATCACGAGGTTGCTTAATGAAAATGAATCGCTTCGCCGCTGGTACAGCGCTGAGTTGCCTGATGCTGTGCGCCGGTTGCACCACCGCGCGGCCTGTGCCAGTGCCGGTGACTGTTTACAACGCCTGCCCGAAAGTGAGTCTTTGCCCGATGCTCGGCAGCGATCCGAAAACTAACGGCGATCTGAGCGCTGACATCAGGAGCCTTGAGGGGGCGCTCGAAAGCTGCGCGCTGCAGGTCGAAATGATTAAACAATGCCAGGACAAACACGATGCTGAAACCCGACAGTCTCCGCAAAGCGCTGACTGATGCCGTGCCGGCGCTGCGCACAAACCCCGATATGCTGCGGCTGTTTATCGATAACGGCAGTATCGCGGCGACGCTGGCCGCGTCACTGTCATTTGAAAAGCAGTACACGCTCAACGTGGTGGTGACCGACTTCACCGGCGACATAGATTTGTTGCTTGTGCCGGTGATGGCATGGCTGCGCGAGCATCAGCCCGACGTCATGACAACTGACGAGGGGCGCAAAAAGGGGTTCACCTGGTATGCAGACATCAACAACGACAGCAGCGTCGATGTGAGCATCAGCCTGTTACTCACCGAGCGCACCATCGTGAAAGAGGATGGCGGCGCGCTGCATGTAAGCACGCTGCCGGAACCGCAGCCGCCGGAGCCGGTGACACGCCCGGTGAAGATGTATGCGGGCGGCGAACTGGTGAGCCAGTGGAATGAGTGACTTCAAACCCTTTGAGGACAAGCTTGCCGGGCTGATAGCCTCACTGTCACCGGCTGGCCGCCGCCGGCTGGCTGTCGATATGGCGAAAAAGCTGCGACAAAGCCAACAGCGGCGCATCAAATCCCAGCAAAACCCCGATGGAACGGCATTCGCGCAGCGCAAGCGCCAGCCAGCCCGCGCCAAGTCAGGGCGGGTCAGGCGGGAAATGTTTGCGAAGCTACGCACCGGTCGTTTCATGAAAGCCAGGGGTGGTGACGACGGCGCTGTCGTGGAATTTACCGGCAAGGTGCAGCGCATCGCGCAGGTGCATCAGTACGGGCTAAAGGACAAGCCCGCCCGTAACGGCGCGGCGGTGGAATACCCGGCTCGTGAGTTGCTGGGATTTACTGAGGATGACCGGTCTGTAGTTGAAACCATCATCACGGATCACCTGGCGTTGTAGCGTTGTGCTGAATACAGCAAAACGCTGTCAGATTGTCGCCGCCCCGGTGCGGCGGCATCCTTCCCCGCATGAATACTCTCGCAACTATCAACGAAATCGCCCGCGCGCTGCGTAACCTGATACGCACCGGCGTTGTAGTCGACATTGACCACAGCGCCGGGCGCTGTCGTGTGCAGACCGGCGGCATTAAAACCGACTGGCTACAGTGGATGACAACCCGCGCCGGGCGTTCACGCACATGGTGGGCTCCTTCCCCGGGTGAGCAGGTGCTGATCCTTGCGGTCGGGGGTGAGCTCGATACCGCTTTCGTGCTGCCTGGCATTTTCTCTGATGATAATCCCCCGCCCTCATCCTCAGCTGATGCGCTGCATATCGCTTTCCCCGATGGCGCGATGATTGAGTATGAGCCGGAAAGCGGCGCGCTCACTGCCAGCGGCATAAAAACCGCCGACATTACCGCCTCGGGATCTGTTGCCGTGACGGTGCCGGTTGTCACTGTTCGCGCCGAAACCCGTATCACGCTCGATACGCCGGAAGTGATCTGCACCAGTAAGTTGATTACCGGCACGCTTGAGGTGCAGCAGGGTGGCACGATGAAGGGGAATATCAGCCACTCGGGCGGCGCGCTGACGTCTAACGGCGTGCAGGTGGACAGTCATAACCACGGCAGCGTGCAAAGGGGCGGGAGCTGGACGGAGGGCGTTAAATGACAGTGCGATATACCGGTATGAGTCGTAACGATGGCCGGGCTATTACCGACAAGGAGCACATCGCGCAAAGCCTCAGTGACATTCTGCGCACGCCGGTCGGCTCGCGTGTCATGCGGCGTGATTACGGCTCGCTGCTGTCCGAAATGATTGACCAGCCGCAAAACCCGGCACTGGAGCTGCAAATAAAAGTGGCCTGCTACATGGCGATCCTGAAGTGGGAGCCACGCGTCACACTGACAGAGGTGACAACCGAGCGACAGCTTAACGGGCGCATGGTCGTGAACGTGACCGGGCAGCTTGCCGACAGCGGCGAAAGCCTGTCCCTAACCTTACCTGTGAGTTGAAATCATGCCACTTATTGACCTCAGCCAGCTCCCGGCCCCGGATGTCGTCGAGGAGCTCGATTTTGAAAGCATTCTGACCGAGCGTAAGGCGACGCTTGTCTCGCTGTTCCCGGAAGATGAGCAGGACGCTGTTGCCCGCACGCTTTCACTGGAATCTGAGCCGCTCACAAAATTCCTGCAGGAGAACGCTTACCGGGAGGTTATCTGGCGGCAGCGCGTCAACGAAGCCGCGCGCGCGACCATGCTCGCCTATGCCGCAGGCGTCGATCTCGATGTCATGGCAGCGAACAACAATACCGGGCGCCTGATTATCACGCCGCAGGACGACACCACGCTCCCGCCGACCCCGGCAGTGATGGAATCAGATACGGATCTACGCATGCGGGCGCAGCAGGCGTTTGAAGGGCTGAGCGTTGCCGGGCCGGTTGGCGCTTACGAATACCACGGGCGCAGCGCTGACGGGCGGGTCGCTGATATTTCTGTCGTCAGCCCCTCCCCGGCGCGTGTGACGATCACGGTGCTTTCCCGCGAGGGTGACGGCGCGGCGGACGCAGAACTGCTCGCCATCGTTGAAAAGGCGCTGAACGCCGAGGACGTGCGTCCGGTGGGTGACCGCGTGACGGTGCAGAGCGCGGAAATTCTGCCCTACCAGATTGACGCAACGCTTTATTTTTACCCCGGCCCGGAGGCGGAGCCTATCCGCCAGGCAGCCGAGCAGAAGCTTAAAACCTACATCACCTCGCAGCACCGTCTCGGGCGTGACATCCGGCAGTCTGCCATCTACGCCGCGCTGCATGTTGAGGGCGTGCAGCGTGTGGAGCTGATCGCCCCTGCGGTTGATATCGTGCTCGATAAACACCAGGCGTCTTACTGCGCGGCTTACACCATCACCGCCGGGGGTACTGATGACTGACGACAGGCTGCTCCCGGTCGGCTCGTCTGCGCTTGAAGTGGCCGCAGCGAAGGCCGCCGCCGAAATCACCCGCGTGCCGGTGCCGCTGCGCACGTTATGGAACCCGGCGACCTGCCCGGCGCCGCTGCTTCCCTATCTGGCCTGGGCGCTGTCGGTTGACCGCTGGGATTTTAACTGGCCGGACGCCACGAAACGCAGCGTTATCGCCTCGTCGTTTTACGTGCATCAGCACAAGGGAACCATCAGCGCCCTGCGGCGCGTCGTTGAGCCGCTCGGGTATCTGATCGAGGTGCGGGAATGGTGGCAGCTCAACGAGGAGCCCGGCACGTTTCGCCTGGTCGTTGGCGTGCTCGATACCGGCATCACCGATGAAATGTATCAGGAGCTGGAAAGGCTGATTGAAGATGCCAAGCCCGCCAGCCGTCATTTAACCGGGCTGGCGATCAGTCTGAGCGTGTCGGGGGAATTGTACGTCGGGGCGAACAGCTACAGCGGCGACACCCTGACCGTCTATCCGTATCTGCCCGAGGAAATCACCGTCGGCGGCGAATACTACCCGGCTTCGGCCATTCACTTGATTGATAACCTGAGAGTAAGCGCATGACAGCGAAATATTTTGCCATTCTGACGAATCAGGGCGCGGCGCGGCTGGCGAACGCGACCGCGCTCGGTACAAAGCTGAACCTGACGCAAATGGCGGTAGGTGATGCGAACGGCGTGCTGCCTACGCCTGACACGGCACAAACGAAACTGATTAATCAGAAGCGTATTGCGCCGCTGAACATGCTTGAGGTTGACCCTAATAACTCCAGCCAGATTATCGCGGAGCAGATCATCCCTGAAAGCGAGGGCGGTTTCTGGATTCGTGAAATTGGCCTGTACGATGATGACGGCGTGCTGATTGCTGTGGCGAACTGCCCGGAAACGTATAAGCCTCAGCTGCAGGAAGGAAGCGGCCGCACGCAGACCATCCGCATGGTGCTGATTGTATCGAGCACCGCCGCGATCACCCTGAAAATCGACCCGGCTGTCGTGCTGGCGACCCGTAAGTATGTGGATGACAAAGTTATCGAGGTAAAGGCGTATGCCGACGGCCTCATGAAAAAGCATACTGACGCGAAAAACCCGCACACCCAATACCCGCTGATTGCGAACGCGCTCAAAGAAATGGCGGATGCGGGGCTTGTCGCGGAGGTTCTCAAAAACCTCGGTTTGGGAGAAGGGTCTGCGCTGCCGGTGGGTGTTCCGGTACCCTGGCCGTTACCAACGGCGCCGGATGGATGGTTGAAGTATAACGGCGCAGCTTTTGACAAAGCAAAATATCCG